ACAAATGTTAACTTCTTTTATGTTTGCAGCAGTTTTTACTTATTGTTTTGTTGAGGGGTTTTCAAGTGGCATACGTACAAGTTAAAAACACGCTGCAAATGTGGAAATTAGCGGCTTTCATAGTCGCTTTTTTTTCGTCTTTTTTTAGTTATTCCGCTGATTTGGATTATTCTAGTTTACCTAGTTTTCCTCCAAAAAATGATATTAGTAGCATTATATCTTGTAGTGATGGTTCTCATGTTTCCGAAATTGAGAAACAAGGTCAAAATTTTACATCTCTTGAACTTGATAGTTTTTGTGTTGATATTGTTGCTGAAGAGTTGCTTACACATGATCTTTTTAGCGGTAATGGTTGTTCTGCTCCCTCTTATACAACTACCGTTGGCACAATTAATATTATTATAACTATTTCATATACTTATTTTAGTTATAATTATTGTCAATATGAAGTTACTAAAACCTTTAGTGTTAATAGTAATGTAGTTTCAACTAGTGATATTTATACTTGCCCCCCTGATGATAACCCTTCTTATACTCAAGCTCGCGATTTAAACGATGATGGTGAAATAGATAATTGTTATCATTTTGAAGATATTCAAGCCCTTATTAATGATGCAGATCGATTAGATAAAAATGACGATTATTGTGAAAGTTTAATTTTAGATACTGGTAGTAATACAGCTGATAACGCTTGTTATTCTGCTCCTAATGGCTCCCAATGTAATGTCTCTAAGGTTTCTGGTACTGGTTATTCATATTATCAAGGCACAAACAATGAAGCTTTAGGCTGTGGCTCTTCTGAAAATGCTCCTTATGATATGGCAGGAACTGGAGACGAAAAAGACAGTTGTATTTTTTCAGATGGTGTTAATTATTGCGAAGCAAATAAGACTAAACATTGTTCTGATAATAATGGCGTAACCACTTGTGACAATGGTTGTATAGAGTCCGGCGATATTGCCCTTTGTGATACCTCAAAACACCCGGATGTAGGAGAGGGAGAAAGCGACTACTTCAATGACAATGGTACTTGTTCTGTAATAGCCGCCAGTAGTTCAAAGGGTTTTTGTGCCGAAATGGGTGGTGTTTGGGATGATTCAACAAATTATATGGCCACCTCTTGCCCAGTTGGTTCTGGTTCTTGTTCAACGGGCGCTTCAATCTGTGGTGCTTGTATGGATGAAGGCGGAATATGGACACCGGACGCAAACGCCCAAACTGATATAAATGCACTTAATGATGTTGCTAAACGTATTGATGACGGTAATATTAAATTAAAATCTATTGAAAATTCAACTAGAAAATCTGGAGAGGCTATAACATCTACAATAAAATCAGGCAATGGTAAAATTATTGCTGCACTTGAAGAATTAACGAAAATTACTCAAGATAAACCTGAAGTAGAAAAGGAAACTTTTACAACTACAACGGCACCCACAAATAAAACAGGAATTAATTCTCTTTTTGATACTGCTAGTATTTCAGCTTTACAATCAGAAAATACTGCAAAAGTTTTATCTAATAAAAATTTAATGAAATCTATTATTTCTGAGGGTACATCAATTTTTACTATAACTGCTGTTTCTTCGACTGGTTATCAAGCCCGAAATTTGGCCTTAAGTCAGGGAACTTTTGATGTTTCATTATCCCGTTTTAGTTATTTCTTTTCTATGCTTGCCGCACCCATAATGCTCATTGCTTCTGTATATTCTGCCCTTATTATTTTAGGAAAAAATTCATGATGAAAAAATTATTATTTGTTTTTGTTCTTTTCTTTCCGTTTTTAGTTTTTGCCGACACTTACAATGATATTGCGGGTGCATCTCAAATGATTGCAGATAGTTTTGATGATTTGTGGGTTTATTTTTTTGATGATGTTCCGAGTATGTTTCAACGCGCTTTTAATTATGCTTATGAATTTGCTTTTAAAATAAAATTATATTTTGTTGAAATGTCTTTAAAAGCGTCATGGGCCATTGCTAAAGAGTTAATAGAGAGTTTTCAAATCATGTCTTCTATCACTTCGAGTATAACTATATTACCCCAAGATGTTAGGCAAGCTTTAGTTGACATGCGACTTTTTGATGCGATTAACTTGTTACTTCAAGCACAAGTTACACGTTTTGTTTTAAGGACTTAATAAAATGTCTGCAAATATTCTTCATGGTGCTCCTGGTTCTTTTAAATCTGCTTCCGCTTTTTGGTTTGAAGTTTTGCCCGCTTTACGTGAAGGTCGCGTAGTTGTTACAAATATAGAGGGTATTTTAACTAAAGAAACAATTGAAATCGAATTAGATGAAGTGTTTCCACAAACCGCCGATATTTGGCGTTTATCAAGTCAAACTGAAAAAGGTCTTTATCTTTGGCGTAGATGGTTTTGGTGGATGCCAGTTAAAGCTTTTATTATTATTGATGAAGTTCAAGACGTTTTCCCCAATGATTCTAAAGTCTTTAAGCCTGAAGAACTTGATAGCAAAGGTATTGAATCAATCAAGGATTTATTACCTACTAAATTTTATGATCATTACAAAATAGCAATAGCTGATTTTAAGCCTGAAATATCAGAGGGTACAAGCGATGACACAGGTGAAACGATATTAGATGATAATGGTGATATTTTATACCCTAAATTGATGCGTGAAGCTAATATGAGGCATAGAAAATATAATTGGGATATTATTTATTGCACTCCTGAAATATCAGAGATTCACAAGCTTGTAAGGTCTGTTTGCGAATTTGCTTATTTTCACAAGTATAATACAGCACTCGAATTTATACCGTATTTTAAACGTAGACCACGAATACATCAACATAGCCCTAAGTCGTCTGGGCTACCTATGAAAAAAGATGATCCTATCAAATGGCGGAGGGTTCCCCTTGAAGTACATAAATGTTACCGAAGCACAAGCACAGGAAAAATCACAAAAGTCGGAGCAATTAACGCGTTCAAAAGTCCTACTTTATTGTTTATTATCACCTTATTATTTGTTTGTGTATCTTATGCGTTTTGGTGGGGTTTTATTAAAAATGATGACAATAAAGTCATTCAAGCTACTCAAAAAAATAGTTCTATATCTGTTGAATCCACTAAAGAAAATACTTCTTTTTTTGGTCCTTCTAGTGTTGATAAAAATAGTATTGAGCTCAATTTTTCTTTAAAGCTTCCATATGATTCTACTAAAATTTATATGACCGGATATCAAACCGTTTTTTTAAATAAAGATAAAAAATATAAAGAATATTTTTTCAGTCTTATTTCGGGTAAAGATGAAATTTTAATGAATTCTAATGATTTGTATTATTTCGGGATTAGTGTTGAATTTGTAAATGATTGCACTGTTAATTTAATCGACGGTGATAAAAAATTACTTGTTCGTTGTTCACCAAAAATTAACAAACCGTTCAACCCTCAGTTTGATAAAGTTGCTCAAGTTTCTAATTGACCATTATTCATGGCGTGAATGTGAATACTTATTCATTTTTTGCAAATAGTGAATAAACACCTTCTTGATACTGTTACATTGTTTCATTTAAAAGTTGCTTAGATTGCCTTATATTTGCTCTCACAGTGTTTCTTTTTTTAGCGTTTATTTTAAAGTATGTAATTTTATTATTACGTGATTTTTTGTTTTTGGTACTAAATCTTTTAATCCTGGATAAAATAAAGTACATTTTTGGTACTAAAAAGCTTGATAATATTTCAAAAATCATTATAATGGTACTTAGAAGTTAACCAAGGAAATAAAATCATGGATTCAACAATCGAAGAATTAGAACAAGAATTAGCAGACGCTTTTAATGAAGCTCGTGAAACAATTATTAAAATGAAAGAAATAGATTTTGGTTATGAAATGTTAGTACATATTCAAAAATGGGACGGCCTAGGCGCTCTTGAAATTATTAAGATTGAAGTTAATAGCCAGATTTTATTTGTACCTACAATTTTAAATTATGTTTACGTACATCATAATTATGTTTCCAGCGGTTTTATTTCTTATGAACTGGCTTATGCTTGCGTTGGTCGTTGTCTTGATGCTGCTGAAAAAGACAATTTTAGCAGAATGTTTGAAGGTAAAATTCAATGTTAGTTAAATTTAAAAATGATTCTGTGGAATTTGAGAACAAAGTAGACGCGCTTAAACAGCTTTTTAATGTGGGTGCTGCTTCTAAAGTCGCTGAGGCTTGTGTTACTGATTATATGGCTTTAAAGTTGCGTTTTGATGCCTTGCTTGACGAAAATAATACATTATCAGATTGTTTATTAGGTGTTCAAGAATCAATTTATCAACAAAAAGCAGCGGATATTACTATAAAAAATTTATTAGCTATGGCAAAAAATGCGAAGCATGGAGCGAAGCGTTAACACCCTTTTTCCTGCAAAACTTGTCTTAGTCTTTTAGGCGTAACAAAGGAAATTTGGCGTTAAATTGATAATGAAGGATTTTAAGAGGTTTTAAGTTTTTTTCTTTTTGGGTGCGGCGCGTCAATGTAATAACAACTATCTCCATCTGTTTTATGAAATAGCGCTAGTCTTTTGACCTTCCCTAATTATCTTTAGTTTTATTATTAAATCCTTTACTATATTTTAAGCAAAAAAATGGGTTAAATATCCGCAAAAATATTTAACCCTTGTCATTTTTGCTTTGTACCAATCACCAAATCAATACAGGCTGACAAAATGAATTATAATGATAATATATCAGATTTTCAAGAAAAAGAGCTTTATTCGACGACGACGGCGAAGTCTGAGCAAGGAGAAGGAGAAAAAAGCTCTCTTGGTAATGCTACGAAGTTACGAACCCCCCCTAAACAAACTACTGATTTTATTGACCTTTCTATTTTAGAGCTTGTTTGTCATGAAACTGGCGAAATAATTCAACAAGGTAGATTATCCCAACAATCTGCTATAAATGAGGCTAGAAAAATACGTTTTGAACTTCAAGACGCAGCCCGTAATATATTATTTCGCTTTCATGGCTCAAATGTTCCCATTAATAACAAGGGTTACGAGGTACACCATAGAACGTGTTCATGCTCTCGCTTTAGAACTGGTTTTACTTCTCAGATTGTAAAATCTAAAACAAATAACAAAGCTTTTTTTAATGGTTTAATGAATTGTGCCAATTCTAGAACTTGTACTATATGTTCCGCTAAAATTTCTGAAAGAAAATCCAATGAAATGAGAGTAGCTTTTAATATTGCTAGGTCCGAAAAGCTTAATATTTCTTTATTAACTTTCACAGCTCCTCATAATTCAGGCGATACTTTAGAAGATTTAAAAAAAGGTATCACTCATGCTTTAAGCTCTTTTTGGCGTGGTTCTACTGCAAAGCGTTTTAAAGAAAAATACGGAATTATTGGTAATATTCGTTCTTTTGAAATACGTCATGGTTCAAATGGTTGGCACCCTCATTTCCATATAGTTATTTTTAGCAAAATAGAATTACCCCACACTTTGAGAGATTCAAAAAATAAAATAGTACCCGAACAGTCTCATCAATGGTCAACAATTCTTGAAAGGTGGCAATCTTGTTGTGTTAAGTCTGGTTTAAATCGTCCTAATATGTACGGAATGGATATTCAAAACGGATCTCATGCCGGAGAATATATTTCTAAATTTGGTTCTGATGACGAAATTTTACAAACTAAATCAGGTAAAAAAATCACATGGGATATGGCAGATGAAATGACTAAGGGCAACACTAAAACAGGCCGTAAGGGTTCTAGTTCTCCGTGGGATTTGTTAGCATTTTCTGTTAATGGTGAAACTAAAGAAATCCAGTATGAAAATAAAAAGCTTTTTTTGTTCTATGCTCGTGCTATGCAAGGCGTTAATTTAATAAGGTGGTCTCGAGGTTTACGTGCTTATTTTGAGTTAGGTGATCAAATGACTGATAGCGAAATAATAGAAATTGAGGAAGATACCGCCGATTTTCTTTGTCACATTCAGCCCCATGAATGGTCTTATATAATTAAAAACAATTTGCGTTCTGTTGTTCTTCAATTAGCCGAGACTGATGTCGTTTTTGATGATGACGGTTTACAGATTGACGGCGGTTATGTTGCTGTTGCTCGTATGCTTTATCAGGGTAATGAATTCGAATCGTTTGATGATTTTTTATATAATTTTAAACAACGAGATATTTTAGTTGATTACGTTGATATTGCTGTTGATGATGGAAATACTACGCCCATAAAATCAAATAATGATTTGTCAGTTTCTAAAGTAAAAGACGAATTTAAAAATTATTTAAACCCGCCCGTTTTACCCCGTAAACCTTCGCCATTTGACCGCACAGCAACGAAATATAAAAATTCTTTAATTGCAAAATCTATTAGAGATAAAATTTTAAATATTTAGTTATATAGTTTTTTTAGTAGCCTTCTGTAAGAAATTTTCTTACTTTTGGCTAACTTTAATAATTCTTGTTTTAATTCTCTCTTTGGCACTTTCAACCTCCTTTGTCAATTCATGTAATAAATCAGATAATTTTATTTCTTGCTGTAGCTCCGCCGCTAAAACTCTTACAGCTTGTTCTAATATTTTAGCGTCGTCTTCTTTTATTCTTATTGTTTTAGTCATTTTCAGATTTCTTTTTTTAAATTAATTTTATTCTACCTTTTTTTGTTTCAATAAACTATTGACACAATTAATCACTTTAAACTATTGACACAATTAATCACTTGTTCTATCGTTTCACTGTCACAACGAAACAATTATTTAAAATTGGAGTAAACAACATGAAACAACGTATAAATATAGTACGAATAGCCGGTGGTATAATTGATGATAATCAACAGTTATGGTGCAACGCAATAGTATTAGAAGATAAAGCGGAACAGACTGTTGACGGTAATCAATTTGCATCAGGACAAAAACACGCAAAAGTATCAGTAAATACACAAAACAATAATGAACTTGGTCGTTTGATTTCGAGTTCTTGTCTTTTACCTGCAATTATTGAAGTTGACATTTCCTCATCAGTTAAAAAAGGCATGATGGTCATGGAAATAACGGGTTTTACTGCTCCAAATGTTAAAATTTAGATTTTAATCAAAGTGAAATTTTTATTAATTTTTGTTTTATTTTTTTCTTTCAATTTAAACGCTGCTTATTGTTTAACTGAAAATCAAACTGGTCAATTAGTTTTGGATTCCGTTTCAGTTGAAAATTGTAGTTCAGGCATGATTTTATTATCAAAAACAGATTACGAACTAATTAATCAAGACGCAATTATTTCAACATTAAAAGATTTATTTGAATTTTCATCCGCAGATTTCGCATTGTTTAACGCGATTTGTCTTGTTGGTTTTATCGTCGGTCATTCACTTGGTCGCGTTAATCGACTTTTAGGTAAAGTTTAGAAAACGCTCAATTTCGAGCATATTATTAAAAAAGGTAGTTATTATGAATGTTAAAAATTTAAAATCAAAACTTAGTCTTGCATTAGTTGCGGGTTTTTCGGCTGGCATGGTTCAGGCAGCTGACCACACTACAGCAATTCAAGCAGCAGGTACTGACGGTACTACAAATGTTAGTGCAGCAGTAGTTGTTGTTTTAACAATTGCCGCAGTTGTAACGGGTGTTGGTATTGTTTTATCAATTCTTAAGAAGTAACAAATGTTAACTTCTTTTATGTTTGCAGCAGTTTTTACTTATTGTTTTGTTGAGGGGTTTTCAAGTGGCATACGTACAAGTTAAAAACACGCTGCAAATGTGGAAATTAGCGGCTTTCATAGTCGC